AGAATAACTTTGCGACTTGGAATCCTTTAGATGTTTATCAAAATGCTGGTGCTGGTGGACCAGCTACACTATCTGGCGGAAATTTAATAACGGGGTCTAATGATAATAAATCTACTCATAGTAATTTTGGAGTAACTTCTGGTAAATGGTATTATGAGTCAATATTTAGTGAGGGTACTAACAATTCTGACGGATTGGGTGTAGTAGCACAATATGAAAAGGGATATAACGGAACCTCTAATGGTGGTTATTATATTCTTTATAGAGACAACGGTGGTCTTTTTATTGGAAATGGTACTTCAAGATACGACCCTCCAGCTGGAACCTATAGGAGTTGGGGTCCCAATGATGTAATTTCAGTAGGTATAGACGTAGATAATAGAGAAGTTATATTTTTCAATAAAGGTGTTGAAGAATTACGATATCCTTTTCCATCTCACGTTGCAGATGGTGCTGTCTGGATGCCAGCAATTTTAAATAGACAAGCAGGATACATTTATACAAACTTTGGTCAAAACCCAACATTCTCTGGAAACACTACAGCAGGAACCTACACAGACTCTAATGGTAAAGGACTCTTCAAGTATCAACCACCTTCTGGTTTCCTAGCACTCTGCGAAGATAATCTACCCACACCAACAATCAAAGATCCTGGTGAGCACTTTAAGACTGTGCTTTGGACTGGTGATGGTGCTGATGGTAGAAGTATTACTGGTGTTGGTTTCAAACCAGATTTTGTTTGGATTAAGAATAGAGCAAATGGTGTGGCAAATTCTTGGCATTCATTATCAAATAGCGTAACACCAGGGAGATTATTTTCAAATGAAGATAATCCTGAAGATTCATTTAAAGATGTTGGGTCATTTGATACTGATGGAATGACTATAAATTATGGAAGTTATGTAAATACTAGTGGTGGAACTTATGTCGCCTGGTGTTGGAAAGCAGGTGGTCCAGCAGTCACAAACACTGATGGAAGTATCATATCACAAGTGAGTGCCAATCAGACTGCTGGGTTTAGTATTGTTTCTTATACTGGAAATGGAACTGCTGGTGCGACTGTTGGGCACGGACTTGAAAAAGCGCCCGCATTTATTATATCTAAAAATAGAGATGCTACGAGCTCTTGGCCAATATATCATAAATCAACATCAAATTCAGGAGATTCGGCAACTGATGTGATTTATTTAAATTTAAGTACCACAGGCAGTTCTGATAATATTAGAAATGTAAATGATACAACATTTTCTACAACTTCTTGGGGTGGTATTAATGGTAATGGAGGGAGACATATTGCTTACTGTTGGGCAGAAATAGAAGGATTCAGTAAGTTCGGAAGTTATATTGGGAATTTGAATGCTGATGGACCTTTTGTGTATTGTGGATTTAAACCTGCATTTGTCTTAATAAAGGAAATATCAGGTACAGATAATTGGGCAATAAAATCCAATCATATCTCAACTAATCCTAATGACTTTACCCTTCTTGCTGATACTGATAATACAGAGTATGGTCCCAACAACACTGCAATTGACCTTGTTTCTAATGGATTTAAAATAAGAACAACTAGTGGACTGGTAAATGGTTCTGCTGCAACTTACATCTTCGCCGCCTTCGCTGAATCCCCATATAAGTATGCTAATAGTAAGTAAAATAAATAACTAAAAAAAGACCAATGATAATCACATCAAACTTCGTACAGCACGAATACACAATTCCAAGTGTCACCATTGTTGGTGATGTAGATGGATTTGAGAATGTTGCAGAACGAGTACATATCTATCTCAACTCTTCAACAACTTTTGACCACACTTATGAGACTACCATTTATGATATGGAGTCACCAGTAGGTATTGCAACAACAGTAACGGAATCAAAGACTGTAACCGAGTTTACTCATTATGGTGTTGACCTGAATACTGCTGGAATCTCTACTGCTTCATTCTCTGCTTGGGATGATCTAGAAGAAGACCAAGTTCTTCAGTGGGCATTTGATGCTGATGAAAACACTATTCAGACCAGACAAGGTATGGAAGAGAGAGTATTGAAAGCAAAAGATAAGATTCTGAATCCAAAGAGATATTATAGAGATACTCCTGTAACTCCTTGGAGAATAAGAGCAGATCAACAAGCTTCTAATAATCTTTAAGCTAAACCTCATCCTTCAACCCTAACAAAGGTATTCTAGTCATTAGAGTACCTTTTGTCAAGCTCTTGACATTTAGTGGTTTTTGATATAAATTATTAGAAAATTACAATAGATATGAATTTTACAGTATACTCAAAAGAGAACTGTCCCTATTGCTATAAAGTCAAACAAGTGCTACAATTGACTGGAAGTCAGTTTGTAACCTACGAACTTGATAAGGATTTTACACGGGAAGAGTTTTACACGAAATTTGGTAAAGGAACTACTTTTCCGCAAGTTCTTTGTGATGATAAACAGTTAGGAGGGTCAGTTGAGACGATTAAATTCCTCAAAGAAAACAAAATCGTCTGATAAAGACATAAATAAATCTAAGAATCACGATATAAATCGTGGTGTTGAACTCATACTTAATGGAGGTAAGAGGAAGCAAACACAACCATTTCATATCATTTTTGAAAAGATGGTTTGCTTTCTTAAACGGGAAGTAACTGTCTATTTTGAATTTTCCTTAAAGGTAAGGAAAAAAAAGTAGTTTCCCGAGGCACAAAAAATGTTAGCAGTAAGCTTAGTATTTGGTTCATTCCTGACCGTTTTGTTTCTAATCGTGGGACTAATAGGTGGTTGGACTGCACGAGAGTATATGATGAACTATCGGGAAATTCCAAGACCTCACCCCGAAATGTTTGATAATCAGGGTAACCTGATTCCAGATGAGGTGATCGCATTTAACTTTGAAAACTATTATGACTACGACGAAGAAGACGACAACAACGACTAAAAAGACCACAGCAGCAAAACCAAGAGCAAAAGCGCCTACCCAACCAATTCCTGACCTACCTACAAATCCTTTTGTTTTTGAAGTCTTTGATGTTGTATCAAAGCAAAAAACCAATGCTAGAAAGGTAGAAGCACTTCAAAAATTTGCTCATCCTTGTATAAAGTCTTTGTTCATTTGGAACTTTGACGATACAATTAAATCAGCACTTCCACCTGGAGATGTTCCTTACGCTGCTGTCGATGAGATGGATTCCTTCAAAGGAACTCTGAGTGAAAAGATTGCTGATGCAGTTGAAAAAATGGGAGAACTTGGAACCAGATCACTTGGTTCACAAGATCAAGGACGTTCTTCTATCAGAAAGGAGTATCAACGCTTTTATAACTTTGTTAAAGGTGGTAACGATGGGTTGAGTTCTCTCCGTAGAGAGACTATGTTTATCAATGTTCTCCAAGGTCTTCATCCTCTTGAAGCAGAAATTATCTGCCTTGTGAAGGATAAAAGACTTGAAGAGAAATACAAAATCTCCAAGCAAAATGTCTCAGATGCTTATCCAGATATTATTTGGGGTGGTCGTTCGTAATTAACAACATTATATTATGTCGAAAAAAGTAGCAGAGGTGTCTACAGAGGCACCTACGGAGGAAAAGTCTATGGATTCCTGGACACCATCAGAAAAAGAGAATTCCAAGAAAAAATATGGATGCGAAATTCTGATTGAAAATGGAACTTGGGCACAGGTGTCTACTAAGGATGCTCCAAACGACGCAAGAATAGTAACATATGAAGTTAATGGTTTGATATGTTATGATTTGACAAAAAGTGCAAAGGCAGTGAATGTCTTTGATATGTATTGGGACAAGTTTCGTGAAGGTCTCAAAGATATAAGGTATGGTGAGGGTAGGATTAGTCCTAAACTCTGGGGATATAAATCACCCGAAAAGAAAAAGAAGAAGTGATTTCCCAGATCGTCGGAAAAATTCCCGGCAAAATTTTCAATCCTTAAGGTTTTTTAAAACTGTATCACATTTTACAATCCATTGTTGCTAAATATCAGCAACAGGGGTATAATACCCTTACGTTCATCCTATGTTTTTATCTCTTTTCCTGGCAGCTTCCCAACCAGAACCAAAGATGCTTCTCACCTGTGAGCAGTTTCAATGGTTGATGGAAAGGACCATAAGAACTGAGTCTCTTTCTTCTTGGAAGAAACTTGAATTCATTGCTAGATTTGCAGACGGGACTGATCCTGCCTGTTTCCCAGAGATAAAAGAATAGGACGCAAGTAGGACGACGCGGAACGGATCGTTCATTCGCTATTCGCAAATAGCGAACGCAAACGCCGCCCGAAGGAACGGGATTTAAC